TCTTTTGCGCATCTAGTTGCAATTGCTGCATATTCATTTGCTGTTTAGCCATCATTTCACTGTTTTTTTGTTGAACTTTTGCCATTTCAGTTTGCATCTTCAACTGGTCAGGAGAAGGCTGAGGGGGCTGAGATTTCTTCATCTCCAACCATTTTTCAGCTTTCTCCTTAACAATATCGCTGCCATGAAATTCCATGTTATCCAATATCTGTGGAAATCCATCTGTGGCAAAGAACTCAGCGGCTGTGGGAGACGCCTGCATCATGGCAAATATCTGCTGTAATGCTTTGTTTTTAGCAATTGCATAATTAACACCAGCTGTGACTTCAACCTGTAATGTTTTCTCACCAAAATCCATTGATGGTTGACCATCTCCATTTACATTGACATAGTCTCTATCGCCTTCATTAGAAACGATCGGCAAAATATCATTGCCTTTTAAACGCTTATTCATCAGGTCAACCATGATGTTAGCTGCCTGAGTCTCCCCTTGAAGATAAGCAACCAAGTAAGGAAAAGCCGTAGCATTGCTTTGGGTGGCTGATTCAATAACCGATACACCGCTCAACTGATTATCATTAATCCCCAATGACGAATCAAACGACCCTAATATCATTTGGGATGATTGATCTGCCGCTGTAAATGTTCCCATGATCTCAACAGGCGCAGGCATATTCTGGACTTCACGAATAGGATCAGGAATGGGCTTATCAGGGTTGTTTTCGCTATATGCATTAACCACAACTGTGTTGGCATGTTGAGTGTCATTTAAAGCATCTAAATATTCTTCTTCTTGTGGCAAAGCTTCTTTCTTAACAATAAACTTATGTTGAACCATATTTTCAAGATAATTACCTAAGCATTGTCCAGCATAATTCTTTAGGTCTTGAATGCCTTTCATATCGAAAATGTAAGGCTTACAAAATTCATAACTTGAATTATTTTCGCCATCTTGCAGTATCAGTGAACGTCCAGCAAAAACATAAGGCAAATAAGATAAATCAGTTTCCTTATATTCAATGATCTTATTTTCAACAAATACATAACGACAAATAGTAGGAATATCGCTCATCCTAGATTTACCAACGGGCATAGGAATTTGTTCAAAGAAATTATTCTTTTGCCAATATGCCTCTAATTTTTCATAATTTTTAGCAGTAATGGTTTGGCCGGTAGAAAGCTTAAATATTTTCGCTTTCTTAAATTTCTTTTCATAATATTCGCACAATAAAGAAATTTTAACCGATTCGTTATTTTGAAAAGACCAATTAAAACCATCCTGACTGCCTCGATTGAAACTAATGTCTCTTACATCAATTCCCATATCTTTCAAATCATCTTCCGTTTTAGGAAAGTTCTCAAAAGCAAATCGACCATCTCCCTTATGGGGAAGTCTGGCCATAGGGTCAAATCCGCAAAGAGTAGGATCAAATACTCGTTTCTTTTTGATAACCTGATTCATCGACATTTCATTTTCATAATCCGCATAAACTTTATAAACAGTAAACGCGCCACTTAAAATATCTTCATAAACCTGAACAGCAAATCCATCTTTATTCGCTTCATAATTAATATGGCGAATATGTCCTTCCACTAATTCAATAATTTGCTCTGGAATAGGAACACCAAAGGCGCGTCTAACCTCGATAGAAGGTTCATGCTTAGCAAATTCACCGATTAAACGAGACAAATAGGGAGCTGTTATATTGAACTCAATAATAGGCTTACCCTGATCACGCAAGGCAGCCTTCATGTTTTCATCTAGGGCAGATTTAAACGCATAGCGTCTGAAATAATGATAACGCTCGCAATTTTTTCGGAAATAAAGATGGGAATTAACTACATTTTTTTTCAAACGCTCAAGCTGAGAAGCCGCACTCTCAGTAATCCTTGCCATAACTTGTCATCCTTGACAATTTTCGCCGGTTATAATTGCTCATTAGTTTAGCAGCAACTTCCTTCTCTTTTAAAGTATTATCTATTAGAGCTGTTGCTGGATAAGCAAATGTTAATGCTAGAGCATCCGCCTCATCCGGAGACCTGATGCCACGCTTTTTCAAATCCTCTTTTCGCTCGAGTGATAACCTAGTATTTGAGTCAAATTTGTACTTTACCGAACATAAATCAGCATGAAGAGAATCAATATCTGGTATCTTTACTGGAACTTCTTCTAGCCATCCGCGCATCTCTCCCCACATTTCTGCGCGCTTATTTACAAAACGGTTTTCATCTAATGCTTTGACACCAGCATTTACGGCAACAACTTTATCTCGGTAGCCTAATTCATTTAGCCTGTCTACGACACCAGCACCTAATCCACCTACATCAACAAATACTTTAGTGGGATTTTCTTTTTTAATTATGTTATGAACTATACCAGTTATTTCCATTGTATCTTTCTTTGCATAGCTTTCTAATCCATAGGCTACACGTCCTTGACGCCTAATAATGGATGTTCTGTCATCACCAAATCTAGCAGGATCAACACCAATAACAATTGCCCCGTATCTCTCCACCTGATCTGCTTTACGCGCGTGCATAACTATTTCTGGCTGGATATAAGTATCTTCACCTGTCATCTGGAAGGCTTCATTCGCATGACAAGGATATTCTTGCTTAAAGGCTTTTTCGCCATTCTGTCCAGCGACTGATAAATCGATTATCTTTGCTCTACGCCATGCGATTTGTTCTTTGGTTAATCCATATAATAATTGCAATTCTGTCTCTTCTGGCGTGCAGATAAAATCACTTGGCACGTTTCTTGCATATTCATCTTGCCAGAACCATGGCACGAAAATTGCAATGAAATCTGAAAGTCCAGCTTCAGCTTTTTGCCACATCTCATGGAAGTAATTACCTACACCATTTGCGGTTGACTCAAGAATGACTTCGGTATTTTCAACATCCGGAATAGCCTGCATTATTCCTTTGGCATGTTCATCAGCATTAGACCAGAATCCAACTTCTGAGCCATGAAAGAGTTGAATAGTTGATGAACGACCTACCGATTTATTCTCAGCAGTACCAATCTTATAACCACTCTCTAACTTTCCGAATATCAATTCTTTGGCATTGCTAGTAGATATTTCAGGTCTAACTAACTGGGGGCAATGTTCATGATAGCGATGAGCCATCTTATATAAGTTTTGTGTAGCATCTAATGCATGAGTCAATATGAATGCTTGGCAACCAAAACGATGAGTAGTTTGATGATAGAATCGTCCACCAATTAAAGTAGAGCAACCCTGTTGTCGACCTTTTAGAATTAAGGCACGAACTTTAACAGTTAATCGCTTCTGCTCTTCAAGCTTAAATTGAATGTATTGCTGGGCTTTATTAAGATGAAATGGCTCAATAGAACCACTTTTAGTGCGTATCTTTAGGCACTTCAATGCATAATGCACGAAGTCATCCTTTAACTGTCTGCGTATTTCTAGTTCGTTAAGTTCCATTTAATCCTGTTTTTTATGATTAATCATATCCCTGAATTGTGTAACAGCCTGCTGTATTTGAATAGTAAGAGCATTTTGATGCGTTATACTTATTTTAATAATTTCAGATAATTTGTCATCAACAAGCTTTTCAACTTTAGATGATAGCAATTTAAATTTTTTTTCTTTATCTGTAATATTTAAATAGAAATCCATCAAGTTGGCCATCTGACCTTCTAAAATATAGAATTTATCTAATAAATTTTTATTAAAATTATTATTATCATCACTTGTTTCTTTTATTGACCTAGTAATTGTTTTTACTTTATCGCCAATTTCTTGTCCTAAAGAATATAACTGATTATCCAATGATGTTTTATTACGAGTAACAGATGATTTAATTAAGGTTTGTTGTTTTTTTATCTCATCTTGTTTTTTAATTAAATCAAGAACGTTATTTTCAATTACATTTACCAAAATTTCTTGGTTTTTTGCATAATTTTTTTTAGATATTGGCAACAAGCCTGATACAATCCATTTTATTCTTTTAATTTTATTTAACATCTTTTTTAGCCATTTCCCTAAGCATTTCTTCGTGAGTTTTGACAGTGACATTATGGTTAGCCTCTGTCTTTCTGTTCCAACCACAGATGTTCATCATCATCAGATTATAAATTTTTGCATTGAAATTTTTGTTCTCAATATTTTCTACACCAAGATTTTTCCAATGCTGCTCCCTAAGCTTCTCAGCATCTTTAACAGCTCGACCAAAGTCTGGGTGATGGGTTTGCCAACGATAATAAGTGTCGTCACTTATGCCTAATGCAAGGCAAATCTCTCCAACAAGTTTGCCTTCTTTGGACATTTTTTTAACGGTCTCGCAATATTCTGCCTTATAAGGGATCTCAGGACGACCGACGCTTTTTGTTTCTTCCTGATTTTTAGCCATCGCCAACTTCCTTTTTTGGTCTTCCGCGACGAACGGGTTTAGCTTCGACAATTACATCAGGTTCTTTTTCTATGGACTTTTTTACCCAACCAACCCCGTTACATACTTGGCAATTTCGTCTAATGCCGCCAAGACCCAATATAGTTTTACGTCCCTCACAACTTTCGCATCGCGCTAAATCGCTCATAATTTCCTTAAATATTTGCTAATTCCATAGGACAAATTGATGGATTAAGACTTTCTCCAATTTTAATAGGATTGTTACCACACTGTGCACTGTCGCCAAATATCATCCAGCCATTATCATTTTCTACTGATGCATCTAAAAGCTTTGTTGAAACTAGCCATAATAGTTTTGTGACATGAGGGACATCAATATTGATATATTGGCATCGGCTTAATTTATTAATTTCATCGTCATCAGAATCTATTTGATAACCTGACCAAACATGATTTAATTTATAAATACCTTTCTGGACTTTCCCCTGGAAGGTATCTCGTTTCCAATTGTTATCTGTCGATTGACATGAACTGAAATCATTTTGTGTTACACATTCAACTATAGAAGGACAATAAATAAAATCATCTGCTACACAAACAGAAGATAATAAAACCGCTGCTAAGCACAATAATTTTTTCATTTTTATCTCCGGATGATCAAATCTGAATGGTAAAAATATACTTGTTAGTTAAAAAATAATCAACCAACTTGCACATACCCACGTTTCAATCTTCGATAAGATAACTTGAGAACTTCAGCAGACAAAGCAGATAAGCTATTAAAAACGATACGCCTAGTACGGCAGTGGCTGCGAGCGCTGCCCTTAAATATAGACAAAACAAAATCATTCAACAAATCCCTGTGTTGAGTTATGTAATAGTAACGAGTATTGGTTGGATTATAAAATTTGATCATGTATCACCGGACGGTCAAAAGGAATTGAAAGCCGTCCGGTGGCATGAAAATTAAACTTGAAAGAAAATTAAATCACCCGAGTAAATATTATATTTTTAAACCCCAAATTTCAATTGATAGAATTCACCTAATAAAACAGTTAACCAAGAAGTAAAAAATTGACCCATATCATAACTATTTTTTATTTCTTCGCTGGGTTTGGAAAACGTTATATGTTTTGTGGTTTGTCCATCACTAATAAACCATACAAAATAATCTTTTTCTTCTTCTAGCCATATTTTTAACCCCATACAATTCCTTCTCCATCGCAAGCACTACAAGAAAAATACCTACAATAAAATTCAAAATCAGTATCGTACTCTTTAATTCCTTTCCCATTACCAGACCCATCGCAAACAGGGCACTTGTGCGGAGTTCTATTTTCAGGAATTTCTTTTCTTACTTCATTTATTTTATTTTCAATATAACGACATCTATCTAAAAGATGTCTTTCCATTTTAATAATATATTCTTGGATTTTTTTTATTTCTTCACTTTTCATAAGCCCTATTCAGCCAGCCATTCATAAAAATTTTCTGAGTTTGATCCGCTGCAACTATAGATCGATAATCACCAGCACGTTCAGAGCGAATAATGGGCAAAACTTCGTCCGCACTGTATTGATTCAAAATTCTAAGCGTTTCTGCGCCCAAAATTCCATCTTCTACACATTTTTTTCGGCTACGATAGACAGACCATATTGCGCGCTGAGCACACTTTATCGCCGGAGATATACCAGAATTAACTGCCATATCGAATAGATAATTTCCTACATCTTGATCAATAATGCGGTCAAAATTAGCATGCTGCCAGAACTCCCCTCGGTATATTTCTATGGCTTGATCGCGCGACATGGTGCGCACATCATCAACGTCTGGCTCATCACAGCTAAAGCCATATTGTTTCAACTTATCTTTGGAAAGTGATTTTAAGAATCTAAGTGATATACCCCAGCGTGTTGCACCGCCTCTATCATTGGGATGATCTACAAACTTATCGAGACCCTCATTATCCAAAACATAGTTCACGGCTTTCAAAAAATTCGCCATTATTCGGTTCCTTTTCTTGAATAAGATCACATGATCGATAGCAATTATCGCACAGGTAATAGTCACATAAGAAGTGCACATCAGATTTACAACAGCGTGAAACCATTTGATTCTTCCATGAAAAAAATCCCCGTTTAGGGACGGGGAGCTTAAAAATAAGCAATGATTTTCTTTACAAAACGAGGAGTGGCACAGATCAAGAAAAGTAAAAGTTGAATACTTCTACGGCTTCCTCGAAGCTGTAACAAACAGTTGCATAGTAGCCTTGACGAGTTAAAAAATCAAGCCAAGCAAGCTGATATTCAGAAATAGGCGCTTTCTTATCCCGCTTAAACTCAATATAAAGCCCAGGGTAAAGTTTTGTAACATAGGGAATGGTAATATCAGGGTAGCCAGCAGAAACGCCCATACGCTTTAATTTAGCTCCTTCAATTGGATTTCGTGAACCACCATTAGCGCTAGCGGTGTGCCATATGCCTTTTTCTTTAAGCCATGTTGAAAATTTTATCTGGTTTTGTTCTTCAATATTATTGCGTTTCTTGCGAGGTGTTTTCGGCGGTACAACAGACTGATGATTGCCATATAGGTTCCCTACAGCAATCATGTAACGTGATTGGTCTTTCTTCCCTAGCTTATCCCAAGCTACCATCAGTAAAAACTTCCGTGTCGTGATTATCCCTTATCACGCTGATGACAATGACATAATTACCCTTACACATCAAGGGATTTCACGGTTAGTATGTAACTAGTATGTAAATCTAAGTTCTACGTGAAACAATATTTTTCCATGTCTTGGAGTGCTGTTATTATTTTGTCCAACTCATGCGGATTAACTCGTACCACTTCCTCGGTATAATCTTTCAGCCAATCAATGTTGTCGTTACCATAATGCGCTGAAATCTTTTTGATCTTGCATCGAATAATGTTCTTTTTGACAATCCATAACGCCTGAGACATCACTTAATCCAATCTTTGTAAACGTGCTTGCTTTCGCTAGAGCGATACTGATTAGGCCTATGCGGCTCGCTATTGCGATTGAACCCAGACTCACCTCTCACCTTGGCTAAATGCTTTTGCGCTTCTATCTCGCGAAAGAAAACCGTACGATCGTACCAATCGGCGCTATCGAGGGTCATGGCTTCTGTTTCGGTTAGACCCATTAGGTATTTTTTCCTTTCATCAAAAATGGCCTGATCAAATTCCGCATGAAGAGGATTAAATTTGGCTTTGTCCCAGACCGGATGAGGCGCTTTGGCAGATTGTTTTATTCTGGCGGCTTCTTCTCTCCAATTCTTCCAATTGGCTTTGAATTGGGTGCGTTCTTTTTCGGTAGGCTTGTAATCGATTTGCTTTGTGTCGTTGATAACTTCTTCGTCAAAGCACTTAGGATTTTGCATGTACTGGCTCGATAGGGTGCCATATTTTTCCTTTATTGCTTTTTCCAATTCGTCTTTTTTGAAATGGCCAACATTCCAAGAACCAATGGAATTGTAAATTTTTCTTACCAATGGATGGTCAAATTGGTGAGAGCCAATGCTTGATATGACTCGTTCAACAGACGGCATTCCTGATTTTAGCCAGCATAAATGCTCTAGTTGCATTAGCGTTGGTGGATAAATCTGACTTTGTGCAAAATAATCTTTTACCGCATCATACAAAATTGATAACGGAAATTTTTGCAGCACAGATAACCAATCTTTCTTGGTATAGTCCCATTCGGCAGCCAAAGAATGTCTAGCAGACCAGTGCGATCCGTAGCGGCTGCTAAATTTCTTAAACATCCGTTCAATTACTTCGATATTAACCAAAGTCAATGATGTTACCGTGCTCATCGAACAGCTCCTTGTCTTGTTTTGGAAAGAAAGCCTCAGCGAAAGCAGATGTTTTTCCTCGTGTAGTTTTAGGATTAATCGGGATCGGCTTTTCCCATTGCTTGTTGGCTAGATACTTTTCGGCATTAACCACGTAACCATCAATCCATTTTTGGTCACGTCTTTTTCTCTCCTCGATGTCTTCTAAAATTTCTTGTAAGCGAGAATCTAATTTCTGCTTACGCCATTCTTTCCAAGCAGACTGCTCATACTCAGGGTTTGGATAATGGGACATAAATTCAAGAAACTGTTGCGATGGCTGTCTTTGCGCAACGGAAGTTGCGTTATATATAGTTCCTTTTCTTTTATAGTTGCTTTCTTCTTTTGCTTTAGGCGCATTTTGCGACTTGCTCAGACCATATTTATCAACATCTGTAGGCTGTTTTGTACAAGAAATTACCGGCTGTTTTCTGCCGGTATTTACCGGCAGAATCCTGCCGGTATTTTCTGAATTACCGGCTGTTTTCCGCCGGTAATTTTTTGTCCATTTTCTATTTTCTTTTTGATGATAATTGAGTAAAAATGACGCGATTGTGTATGTCATTTTTCTTTTATCTTTCTTGTCAGGTTTAATCAGAATGTAACCTTTGTCAGCTATCTTTTTTAAATGATCTCTTAAATTGCGCTCACTAATATCTAATTCCAGCATCAATGATTCTTGGGAAATCCATGTTGCAGAATTGCTTCCTACCCTAAAAGCCAATGTAAAAAGGACGCCTCTTTCGGCCAAAGTCAAAGGGTCTTTTGTTTCTGTGTCACGTAAATAAAGCGCTATATCAAGAGCAATGCTCATAAAATAAATCCTTTTATAAAATGAAATTTAGGGTTTTTACTAATAGGACGAGAGAATAGATAAATGAAAAAGAATAAAAATTCATGCAATGATCCTTATGTTGTATTTGCAAATCCATGCCAAGCGATATATCATAAACACATAATTTGTATATGATTTGCGCTTAACAAAAGACATCTGCTAAATGTGAAATTAAGTCAAATCCAAAAAAGCCTTGCCTCTAACAAGGCTTTTTTATTTATTATTTTCCTTTTAAATTTTCCTGATAAATTGAAACCATAATTTTTTGTAAGTCAATATTTGTCAAAAAATAAAAAATAGAAGAAGAAACCACATCAGGAATATGACACAGCTCCATTAAACCGAAAGCCCTATGAATTTCATATATTTGATCTGAAAAAAAATGTTTTTTTAATGATTTCAATAAATTAAATTCTACTTCTTTCATATCATCTGTTTCTACCTCATGACAGTAAGAACAAAGTGTAACCAATAACTCTAAGGGATATTGCCATGGATCAGGATATTTTAATCTATCATAAAAACGATGATGAACATGCAAAGTTTGCTCATCTGAATAACACTTCTGGCATCTCCATTCATCTCTTTGGAAAACTTTTAGCCTTATCTTTTGCCAACGAGGATCTTTTAATTTTTCTATGTAGGATTTATTTTCCATTAAATATCTCTTTTTAAAATTAAATAAACAAAAGTAAACTTACTATGTACATTCGCACTAAAATACAATAGCATCATTGATCAATAGGTGCTTTTGCACTATAAATTTATAGCTTAAAAATAGAGGCAACGCAATGAAAAAGGTAAAAGCAATGAATATAAGGTTCCCTCATGATTTATGGGAGTTTATCTCTATCCAAGCAGTACTACAAGAAAAGTCATTCAATCAATTGGTAGTTGATAGAATGGAAAAATACCGTCAAAAAAAAATAGCAAAGAAGAAAAAAACTATTGACAAATAGTGGTGCAATGGTACTATTGGCATAGTTTTAATAAATATAGGAAATAAATAAATGTCAGACAAAATAAACAAAACATTAAGTTTTGATATACCAGAAGATTGCTGGGTAAAACTAAAAGTACTTTCCATCCAGAAAAGAACTACTTTACCTAAGTTATGTAAAGACATTATGGAAAAGTTTGTGAGTGGAAAAAGAGGAAATGCATTAGAACAACAAATAGACCAAACTGATGTATAACCTATAAGGAGCCCTGACTTATGTGAATCAGACATAAGTCAGGAAATGATACACAACGTTAGCATTTGGAGATAACTTTATGATCAGAAGTAAATTAACACGTATTAACTATGAAGATCAAGCTATTAGAGTTGCTAAAGAACTTATTCAAGATATTATTGATTATAAAAATGGTTATTTATGGCATGATGCTCCGTTGCGTAGAGCACACGTAGAAGATGTTATTGAAAGACTAGATGTATTGGTAAATGGAATTTTAGCAACACAAGGAGGTATATAATGAGAAACAAATCATATAA